TGTTCAACATCTTGGAGAAAAAGTAGATCCAACTGATCCTAGATTCAATCGTTGGTTCTATAACAATGTTACCTATACTAACGTAAAATCTACTCCTTCAGCGACCACTATAATTACTGAAGTCGATCATTATTTGAACGTTGGTGATAGAGTAGATATTTTATTGAAAGATAGTAGAAATGTTGAAGAGTCTAATCGTGAAGTTACTGCGGTTGCAAACAGAACTCAATTCCAAATAGGTGCAGGTTCTTTAACTTCGGATAAAAAATATATTATTAGAAAGAAACTTGATTTTGTAAATACAACTCTCAATAACGAAGGAGTTTTATCAAATATACAAAATAGTTTTCTTGATAATGATGGAAACACTTATGTTGCATTTTCGGGATATCCTGGTTATGACAATGTAACTACTACCAATAGATCAAAAGAGTTTACATCCTCCGCCATTGATCAAGGCACAGATATAATTAATATTCCAAATCATAATTTCATAAATGGAGAAAAATTATATTATGAAAAAATTGTTGGTTCTTCTACCGGTGGAATTCCAGAGGGAAATTACTTTGTAAATGTAATCGATAACAATAGAATTCGTCTATCCTTAAGTTTAGTATCTCTTGACAATAAGATATATTTTGATATCAGTGGAGTTGTTGCTAACGAACAACATAAATTAACGCCAGCTGTATTGCATGGTAAATCATTAGTTATTCAAAATAATTTCAAGAGAATTTATAAAGAACCAAAATTAGCGACAGAGCACAACGATATTACTGGACCAATTGGAGTCGCGTTGAATGGAGTAGAATTTTACTCACCAATTGGAGAAGATTCAATATTTTATGGTCAATTGGATGAAGTTAATATACTCAATAAAGGTGTTGGATACAATATTGTAAATCCACCCCAAATAGGTGTTGCAGATACTTCTGGAACAAATGCTAAACTTATTGGTCATTTTGTCGGAAAAATTGAAGACATCATTCTTACAAACGCAGGATTTGATTTTGCAGAAACTCCTACAGTAACAATTAGTGGAGGTAATGGCACTCAGGCGACTGCTGAAGCAAGAATGAGAGGTTTTACATATTCTGAATCTTTCAACGATTTTAGTGTCAATCTAGTTACTAATAGAATTACTATATCTGGCGGACATAAGTTTTCACATGGTGAAGAAGTTACTTATGTTGCTGCTGGTACACCAATTGGTATTGGATCGACAAACGTAGGATTTTCAACAAATAGACTAACATCAGGAGCAACTTACTTTATCTCAAAATTTAGTGATACCGAGTTTAGTCTTGCACCATCAAAAGAGGTAGCTTTAGCGGGTGTTGCTGGTAATCAAATTGACTTTACCGCTCAGGGTAATCAAGAGCATACTTTAAGATCAAGAAAGATTAGAAAAGTAATTGATACTATCAATATTGTTGATTCTACTGATGATTTTTCAAGTAGAAAAGTTGTTATTGATTCACAAGTTTGGCCACCAATAGAACAAAAAGATATATACTCAAATTTTGTAGGAGTTAATACAGAAAATAATTACATTTATGCTAGAAATCATTCATTTAAGAATGGTGATAATTTAAGATATTCGGTAGATGGCACTGCAATTGGTGGTTTATCTACAACTTCAAATTATAAAGTAAAAGTCTTAGATAATGACAGATTTATGCTGAGTGAAGCAGGAACTGCAACCACTATCAGTAGCGTAAATTATGATAGAAATATCTATGTAGACATTACTAGTGTTGGTGTTGGAACTCATACTTTTAAATATCCAGAAATTACAGTTAGTATTAATGGATTAGTTTCAGTTGGTGACACTAGTGTAATTCCATCATATTATAATGCTACTGCTAATCCCATAGTATCTGGAAAACTTGATAATGTATTCATACAAAATGGTGGTGTTGGATACGGTGTAACCAATATTATAAATTATCAGAGAAAACCAGAGGTTAATGTTCTCACCGGAAAAAATGCAGATATCAAAGTTATTATTTCCGGTGGAAAAATATCTAGTGTTTATATTGCAGATTCAGGTGTAGAATATACGACACCACCAACAGTTAACGTAGTTGGTTCTGGCAGAGGAGCAAAATTAACTGCTACCATTGTTAATGGATCTATCACGGCAATTAATATTATTGATCCTGGCACCGGATATGAACAAGATACAACAACTGTTGAAGTCATTCCAACTGGAAATAATGCTCAATTAGATGTGGAAGTCCATGAGTGGAAGTTGAATAATGTAGAGAGATTTAAAAAAGAACTTCAACTGGATATTCAAGACAGAAGTCAGAGAACAAACAGAGAATTAGTTCAACTTAAATCACCGTTATCTATAAATGGGAATAAATTAGTTTCATTCTATCCAGGAACTAGACTTCGCCAAATATTGAATGATAACCTCAATAATTCTCTTCAAGAAAAAACAACAAATTTAGCACACTCTCCAATTATTGGGTGGGCATATGATGGAAATCCAATTTATGGACCATATGGCAATGGAAATGCAATCATTGCTAATGGTGCGGGTGGTATCATAAAGATGGTCTCAAGTTATGAGAAAGATGCAGTTATAGTGCCTGGATTAAGACCACCTGGTGATGTCGGATATTATGTACAAGATTTTGTATATAAAGCAAATGGTACTCTTGATGAATACAATGGAAGATATCTTACCAATACTGACTTTCCCAACGGCACTTACGCATATTTTGCTACAATAGATTCTAACGGTAATCTTGAATATCCATATATTACAAAATCACATTATAATCAAACAGATAATTTTAACTACAATATTTTAATCGAGCAATCTGATGAAAACGTTAATAATGGATTATATAAGAGGAATGTAACACATCTCGGATTAAATGATCCATCTAGAGAATATCCATTCCTTTCAGATCCACTCAAGTCCAATACAAGGATTGATGTTGATCATGTCAATGCAGATAGAATTACTTCAATTGATGTAGAAAATTCTGGTTCAGGATATAAAGTAGGAGAACAAATAAACTTAAATGATTCATCTGTAGATGCAGAAGTTGAAGAAATTCTTGGAAAAGAAATTGAGTCTATTGTAACTACTACCAATGAATTTAAAAATACAATCTTTAGTATCCAAGATGGCAAAATAACTGGAATCACCACAATTCCACACACAATATTGGATACAGATGTCGTTGAAATCAGTGGAATTTCTTCCGCTAGTTATAAAAACATTGAAGGATTTAGACCAGTTGGCGTAAGCACAATTAATACTTCTGTTCAAGTTGCTATTGGTGCTACAACTGTTACTGGAATTACTACTGATATTAAACTGGGAGAATCCACACTGACTGGTAAATTTAAATCAGGTGATATTATTCAAATTGGTAATGAGCAAATGTTAATTGCCAATGTTGATTTGGTAAACAACAAATATAAAGTTACTAGACTTTTTAGCAATACTGCAGGCAGTGCTCATACTGCTGGAAAATTAGTAACAAGACTGCCTAAAGAATTTACATTTAATGTAAATGGTAAATTAGAAAACAAGAATATAAATTTCGCATATAAGAAAAACTTTGCTGCATCTGCTATTGGTATTGGATCAGCATATACTTCATCTGTTGTTGGAGTTGCTGGAAGTACAAATATTACGGTTTCAATCCCACCAAGAGCGATTTATATTCCAGGTCACCAATTTAAGACTGGAGACCCAGTATCTCTTGTCTCTGTTGGTGGAACAATAACAGCATCTGCAACCGCTGCTTTGACAAATGAATTTGATCTTTCTACCGTTAATCTGTTTGTTTTAAAGGTAGCGTCTGATTTTATTGGTCTTGCAACATCAAAAGCTGGTGTTGCATCTTCTAGTGTTTTCTTTACTAACAATACAGCAGGAAAAGATCATACACTTGAAGTGATAAAAACTAATATCACTGGTATAGTTAAAAAAACTAGTGCTCAAGTAACTCTTATAGAACCACATAGTCTAAAAGTAAATGATGAAGTAAAATTAGATGTAACTCCAAGTAAAACACAAAATTTTGTGTTTAAGTTCAATCCTGTTTTGAAAAAACTTGTCGTTGATCCACAATCATTTGCTAATAGTGATATTACTACTTCTACCGATGAAATCACAATAGCAAATCATGGTTTTAAAACAGGAGATATAGTTGTTTATACAAATTCTGTTGGTGTTGCAACTCCTCTTCAGAGCAATAAAGAGTATTATGTTATAAAAATATCTGAAGATGCATTCAAACTTGCAGAAACAAGTTATTCTGCAAATGTGTTCCCATATCAAAATGTCGATATTACTGAACAGGGACATGGCACACATGTTGTTTCTAAACTAAGTCCAAAATTAGAAATTTTTAATGGAGGCAAAGTTTCAATTGCAGTTTCAGATTCAAGTTTGAGTGGTTATGATATTAATTTATATCAAGATAATGAGTTTTCTTCCAGATACGAATCAACTTTAATTGAAAGAACTGGAACTATTGGTGATTCTAGTATAACCACAAGAATTGTTCTTGATGTCAAAGAATCACTTCCCAAAAATTTATACTATAGAATTGAAGGTGAAGGTAGTAATTATACTAATACTTATCCAGTAACTGTTGGTGATTATTCAAATATATGTGTAGTTGATTCTAAATTTAATCAAAACTATAAACTCACATCTGTAGGTTCTACTACTTTTGATTTCACTTTAGTTGGTTCAGCTGAAACAACTTCATATACTTCTGCTGGTTTTAGTAGCGCATTTTATTATACAAGTTCTTTAAATGATAGAGGAGGAATCCATTCTGTAGATATTGTAAACCCAGGATATTCAATCAAAAAAATTCCAGTGGTAACATCAATTGGAACAACTACAGGAAAGAATGCTCTATTGAATGTAAATGGTCCTGAAATTGGTGAGATTGAAGATGTTACAGTTGTAGATACTGGAATTGAGTTCTTAGAAGATTCTACTTTAGCACCAAAAGCAGACGCTCCTGTCATTCTTAAACTTAGAAATACTTTTACTTTAGGATCAGTTGGTATCACTACTTCTGGAGAAAACTACACTACTGCTCCAACTGTAATTGCTATTGGAAATTCAACTATACTTACGAGAACAGAAATTGAGGGAAGTTCAGTTTCTTCCGTTGAAGTTATTGTGAATGACACGAATCTGAACGAAGATTTAAAACTCATAGCAATTAACAATACAAATGGTGTTCGAGTCACTGGTGCTACCTCAGTAAACCAACTTAATACTATTAGTTTAAGAGCACCTGTTAATGGATTTGAAGTATTTCCATTTGCAGTCAATGATAAAATTTTTGTAGAAAATATTGGAATTACTGACTCTGCAGATGGATACAATTCTAGTGATTATGGATATAGATTCTTTACCGTAACTGGAATTAATACTATTGGTGGAACTGAAAGTGTTACATATTCAATTGCTGGAATTGGAAGCACTGGTGGTACATACAATAATGCTCAAAATGCTGCGTTTGGTAGAGTAATCAAATCAACTGATCTTGCATCTTTTACTCCAATATTCAAAGAAATAACATTCTCAGAGTCTGAAAAAGTAACTGTGGGAACTGGCATTACATATGGATTTGTGACAAAAGATGGTTGGGATCCAGAATCTAAAACATTGAAACTTACAGGTGTCGTTGGGGACTTTGGAAAAAATTCAATAATTAATGGAATTGTTGGAAATAACAAAGCAACTGTTGAAGAAAAGTATGAATTTGATTTTGATCTTAAGATAGGAAGCACATCTTCAGATTATGGTATCTGGAAAGATGATATTGGTAAACTTAACTTTGATTCTCAAAGAATTCATGATAATGATTATTATCAAAGATTTTCATATAGTATTCGTGGCGAGATCCCACTACAAAATTGGGAAGAAGCAGTTAACAGTTTAGATCACACTGCTGGGTATAAAAACTTCTCTGATTTCCAAATAATTACATATCCTCCTGCAAAAGTTTCATTTGCATCAAGTGATACTTCGGAAATCAATTTGAATGTTGAACTCTCAAGTTCAGCATCTGTACACACAAGAATGTACTATGACCTTGCGTCTGAAGATACTGATACATCTAACTTCTCTAAGATTATAAAATTTGATTCTAAAGTGATCACTGATTATAATGAGTCTAGAACTAATAAAGTTTTAATGATTGATGATATTAGTTCTCAATTTACTGGAGTTGGAAATTCCAGTGGACAATTGATTGGAATAAGCACATTTAACATATTCAATAATTCTAATACACTTCTTTATCACACAGTTGAACCAGGTGCAGGAATTGAAACTAATAATGGTGCTTCTATGGGCGTCATTACAATTAATGACCATAATTTTAATACTGGTGAAAGATTGGTTTATGATCCAACAAATCGTGGCGAAGACGTTGGTCAACACATCTCAATTGTACAAACATCATCTACAGGCAGTGGACTTGCAGCAACTGATCGTTTACCCGAATCAGTTTATGCCATTAAATTGACTGACGATACATTTAGAGTTGCTGTAGGTAAGTCTGAAGCGGAAGCAGGACTTGGAGTTACATTTACAAATACTGTAGGCATTGGCAGCACTCATAGTTTCTCAACAGAAACAGATTTAGCATCATCTAGATCAATTATTACAATTGATAACATCATTCAAAGTCCTCTAGCAAGAAAAGATGTTAGTGTTGGACTTACCACTGCTGTTGGAATTGGATCAACTCAGATCACAGTAAACGATGTATCAAATATTGCAGGTAAGACAATTATTAGAATCGAGAATGAACTTCTTAAAGTTCAACTGGTCGGTGTAGGCGCTACCAATGTCCTTAACGTTCAACGTGGGCAAATGGGTACAGTTGCCACTGCACACACGGTTGGTGCTGCTACTACCATTGTCTCAGGAGACTATAGGATCAATAAAGGTAAGATATACTTTAGTGAACCACCATATGGTCCTGCAGGAATTGGTTCTTTAACAACTAGATCATCATTTACAGGTAGAATCTATTACAAACTCAACTATGATAATAATCTTATCATGGACGATATCTCTGAAGAGTTTGATGGAACTAAAGATCAATTTGATTTAAAATCTAATGGTCAGCAAGTAACCGGAATAAGCACAAGTTTTGGTGCTGTTCTAGTTGATAATATTTTCCAAAAACCATTCTATGGTGATGTTGGATCAATTTTAGAATCTGATTATCGTATTGTTGGTACTGGAGAGACTATTGATTTTACTGGAACCAGAAAAGAGGATTTACCCAAAGGTGGAACAATTAATGAATTTACAGTTGGTGTTGGTAGCAATTATCAAGTTCCTAGACAAGCAATAGGTATTGCGGTAGTAAATGGTTCTGGAGTTATTACTTCTGTAAGTATTGGTGGAACAAGTGCCGGTGGTGCTGGATATCTATTCCCTCCTGTTGTCTCGATTGCAGATACTCTAGGCAATGGTGTAGGTGCTGCCGTCACTGCAACTGTTGGTTCTGCTGGAACGATCAGTGGATTTACAATCAATAATGGAGGAACTGGATATTCTCAGGCAAATCCACCATTAGTTACTATTGATCCACCATCACCATACAAGAATCTTCCACTTATTGGTGGAACTGGTTCCGGTGCAAAGATGGATGTTGTTGTTGGAACTGGTGGAAGCATTATTTCATTCAATATGTCTAATCGTGGCATTGGATATTCAGTTGGTGATGTTCTTGAATTAAGTGGTCTGCCATTTAATCCAGTTGGTGTTGGTTCTACCAATATGCTAGTTACTGTTAAAAACAAGTACCAAGATAAGTTTGCTGGTTGGACATTTGGACAAATGCTTGAATTAGATGATTTTAGTAATCAGTTTAATGGATTCAGAAAATCATTCTTAATTACCAGAACGATTGCAGAGACAGAATATTATAGTATTGTTGCACAAGATGGATCTGGAATTGTTCTTGCTAATAATTTGATGATTTTCTTGAATGATGTTCTTCAAAAACCAAATGATGATTATGAATTTAACGGTGGCACGAGGATTACATTTAAAGAAGCACCAAAACCAGGAAGTAAGTTTAAAATTTATTTGTATACTGGTTCTGATCAAGATTTCGTCGCAATTGATGTAGATGAAACTGTTAAACCTGGTGATAGATTAAGATTACAAACTCAAGATAATGTTCCATCTCAGGATAAAAGAATTATCTATGAGTTAATTGCTTCAGATACTGTTGAAACTGAAACATATGCTGGTGTTGGTATTGTTACTGATAGTAGTTTCAATAGACCTGTAGAATGGACAAAACAAACATCTGATATTATTATTGATGGTCAAATTATTTCTAAAGAAAGAAATTATCTTGAACTACAATATTTCCCAGCGACAAATATTATTGCATCGGTGGCAACTACGTCCACTAAACTATATGTGAATGATTCCTGGGCATTCAAAAGAGTTGATGATCTTGGTCAAACATTAAATGATGTCAGAATAGTTGGATTTGGAACTACTGCGGTTGTAGAAGAAATTAAAAAAGTTACTTATGCTGGTGACTTTGGTACAATTACTTCAATTGGAGCATCTACTGTAGGAATTGGAACTACTACTTCACCTAGACTTGATTTTATTCTGAAACCAGATAGTACAATCTATGATCCAACTCCAAATGATAAACAAGTAGCAAAACCTGGTATTTCAACAGGAGACTTCTTTGTAATTAGAAACACGACTCTTGGTGCGGGTGTTACATCGATTGATAAACATATTAGTAACGTTGTCTCAACTGGAACTAGTTTTGTTGACAATATCTACATGGCACATGAAGTTGTCTCTATTGGAACTTCAGAAGTTCGTGTTTCCACTAACGTTGATTCATTAGCAGGAATTAATACACTTACACAACCAACTGATGTTGTTAACTATGGAACTTATAGTTGGGGTGTCATAAATACAGGTTCTAGATCTGTTGCAACTGCAAGGTCATTTACACACAATACAAATGGTATTGCTGGTATTGAAACATCTGCACACGTCTCCAGACTACTACAGTTGAGAGTATCCTACTAAATTTAGTATAAATAATCAAAAAATCGGACAGACATGCCTGCCATAATTACTGACCAATTTAGAATATTGAATGCAGAGACTTTTGCGAAAAGTCTGACGGGTATTGGTACTACCTCTAATTACTATTATACATTTTTGGCACACCCAAATCCAACTAATGTAAGTATTGAAGAATATGGCGATCTTAATTGGTCAACAAATCCTCCAGAACCAAAAGATTCTTTTGAACAAGAGGATAGATATCATGATTCTATGCTCTTTTTAAAAAGAGTAACATCGAGTGATGTTGCTAGAGTTGTACCCAGAATTAATTGGACTTCTGGTATAACGTATGACATGTATAGAAATGACTATGACATCAGTAATGCAGCGCCTCAGACTAGTTCTAAGACACTGTATGATTCTCGTTTCTATGTTGTAAACTCTGAGTTTAAAGTTTATATTTGCATAAACAATGGTTCTCAACCTGGTGGTGACTCTGGTGGTAGAAAGTCATTGTACGAACCAAATTTTGTAGATACATCACCTCAAGCAGCAGGTGCTGATGGATATCTATGGAAGTATTTGTATACCATTGCTCCTACTGATATTGTTAAATTCACGACTGAAAAATATATGCCTCTTCCTAGAGAGTGGGGTGATACAGCAACTGCCGCTGTTAAAAATGCTGCTATTCGTGGAAAAATAGAGACAGTAGTAATCAAAAACAGAGGTTCAGGTTACACTATTGCTGGTGATGGTGCAAGTGGCACTGTGGCAAATGTTCCTATTCTCGGAGATGGAACTGGAGGAGAAGTTTCTATTACTACTACAGCAGGAGAAGTTACTTCTATTGTAGTCACATCTGGTGGATCTGGTTATACACGAGGAGTAGTTAATTTTGGTACTACTTCCACTGGATCGAAAGATGTAACAGCCGGATCAGGTGCCACATTTGAGGTTGTGATTCCACCAAAAGGTGGACATGGAAATGATATTTACCGTGAGTTAGGATCATATAGAATTATGGTCTATTCTAAGTATGACTCTGATCCTGATTATGTTATCGGAAACACATTTTCAAGAGTTGGTCTTATAAAAAATCCAACAAGTTATGGCAGTTCTACTGCTATTTTGGATGTCCCTACTGCAACCAATCTTAATGCACTAAAACTAAAACCAGTGGGTGCCGGTCAAACTTCATCCACAACATATCCAATAAATGCCGAAATTAGACAAACAGTTGGTGTTGGACAAACAGCAGTTGGATATGTTGCTTCGTGGAATGGTAATACTGGTGTATTGAAATATTATCAACCTGTTGGATTATCTACTCTGTCAAATAATGGATTTAGACAGTTTGATTTTGTCGGAGCAGCAAACACAGTCACTTGCACAGGAATTATTGGAAACGCATTGATTCCTGATATCAATTTCAATACTTCCAGCGTAACTGTTGGCGGAAAAATTATTGAATTGGGTCAAACATTTAACTCTGGAAAGGCAAATGCAGACGTTGAAATGCACTCCGGCGATGTCATCTATATAGATAACAGAGCACCAATCACTAGGTCCTCATCACAAAAAGAAGAAGTAAAAATCGTAGTAGAGTTCTAAGAACATGACCCAGAACACCAATCTAAATGTCTCGCCATATTTTGATGATTTTGATGAGGACAAGAATTATAATAAGGTGCTGTTTAAGCCTGGATTTCCTGTCCAGTCTCGGGAATTAACGACTCTGCAATCTATTCTTCAGGGTCAAATAGAGAAGTTTGGACAACACTTCTTCAAAGAAGGATCCATGGTGGTTCCTGGAGGTGTTTTTTATGATAACAGATATTATGCAGTCAGAATTGATCCTACATTCTTAGAAGTTCCAGTTAGTGCTTACATTTCATATCTCAAAGAAAATAATATTGAGATTCAAGGTGAGACTTCTGGAGTTAAAGCAACTGTTGTTAATTGTGTTACCAGTATTGAGTCTGAAGATAATTTCGATACTCTGTATATCAAATACAGTTCTTCTGGAACAGATGGTGCCACTAAAGAATTTCAAGACGGTGAAAATTTAATTACATTATCTGATATTCTTTACTCCAATACTTCCATTCCCGCAAATAATCAATTTGCTAGAACGATTGTATCCGAGTCAACCAAAATCGGATCTTCATCTTCAATTAACGAAGGTGTATTTTTTATAAGAGGATACTTTGTAAAAGTTCCAGCATCCACAGTAATCTTAGATCAATATACAAATACACCTAGTTACAAGGTTGGTCTTCAGATCAAAGAGGAAGTTGTAACTGCTTCCCCAGAATATAAAGACCTATATGATAATGCAAAAGGATTTTCTAATGAAGCAGCACCTGGTGCTGATAGATTTAAAATTACAGCAACTTTAACTAAAAAATCACTTACAGACAACAATGATGCCGACTTTGCAGAGTTGTTGCGTGTAGATAATGGTGTTGTAGAAAAGTTAGTAAACAAAACTGACTATAATATTTTTAAAGATGAATTAGCAAGAAGAACATATGATGAATCTGGAGACTACTACATTAAACCATTTAATGTTGATATTAGAGAGTCTTTAAACAATAGAATTGGAAACAATGGAGTTTATCTTCCATCTCAAAACACTCGTAATGGAAACACTCCATCTGATGACATTTTTACCCTTCAAATATCTTCTGGCAAGGCATATGTAAGAGGATATGAAATTGATAAAATTTCTACATCTTCAATTGATGTTGTAAAACCAAGAACAACAAGAGAAAAAGAAAATATTAGTGTTCCAGTTAGAACCGGAAATAATCTTCAATTGGAGAATGTTTACGGTTCACCAACTATTGGTGTAACCACTACTTATAGTGTTCAATTTTTTGATCAAAGACTAAATCAAGCAAATCTAACTCAGGGCACTGTTATTGGTGACGCTAGAGTATATGATTTTTCAAAGAAATCTATTTCTGGAGTTGGTACAGAAAGATTTGATATGAAATTGTTTGATATTCAAACATTTACAAATCTTACAGTTGGTCTTGGTCTTACAGCAAGTGCCTCTTCACATGTTAAAGGACAATTTAGTGGAGCAAGCGGACATCTTGTAGATGCAATTGCAAATGGAACAACTATTAAATTAAGAGACGTACAAGGTGAATTCCAAATCAATGAACCTATTGAAGTTAACGGATTGAATGTTGGTAGAAATATTACAACAATTAGAGATCATGACATTACTGATGCAAAATCAGTTGGTAGATCTGTTGGAGTATCGACATTTGCCGCAAACATTGCTCTTACCAAAGAAAAATTTGTATTCCAAACTGGCGCAGAATTTGATATTAATTCAAACGGTAATACTACAGGAGCAAGTGTAAGTGATTTCCGTACATTGCTTAAAGTTGGTGATATTGTTGCATATGGAGTATCATCACTCTCCACGCCAGTATTTAATAGAGTAACAAATTTTGCAAATAATGGTGCTGTAGTAGTTCTTGCTGGTATTCATACTGAAGCAGGTGTTAATGTTGGTGCAGTAACAGCATCATCTCCAACTGATTTGAGAGTTGTTGTTCCTGTATTAGAAAAAGCAAATGATGCAGGAAAAGTTATTCCTCTACCTAATGAAAACGTTTCTTTTATTAATCTACTTGACAGTAATTATATTGTAAGAAAGCAACTTTCAAAGAATGTAACTTCAACTACTTTCTCATTCTCAATTAATGATCTTGGTGACAATGATTTATTCTTAGAACCATATACTGAAAATAATTATATTCTTACCTGGGAAGATGGTCATAAAGAAATTATTTTAGATTCACAAGTTACAATAAGTGCAGATCTTAAGTCAATTCAATTTGCAGCATTATCTAAAACTGGAAATGCAACTTTAACCGTTACATGTAAGAGAAGTAAGTTAACATCCAAAGTAAAAACTATCTCAAGGTGTACAGATCTCATTGTAAACAGATCTAAGTACGGTGGTTCTGGTATTGGATCTACAACTTTTAATGATGGTCTTACCGAAAATGGAGTTTATGGTACAAGAGTACAGGATGAAGAAATTTCACTCAACGTTCCAGATGTAACAAGAATTCTTGGAATTTTTGAGTCAAATGATACAGCTAATCCAGATATTCCATCTATTACTGTTTCAATTCAAAGTGATACATTTACTAATAATGTGACTATAGGTGAGCAATTCATTGGTGCTTCTTCTGGTGCTGTTGCTCGAGTTGTTAGTGTCGTCAGTGGCACTCAGATTGATTTTGTTTATGAGAATGATAAATTATTTGAATTAGAAGAACAAATTTCTCTACAAACTTCTGGAATTACTGGAAATATATCAACACTTCTTATTGGAGATAGAAATATAACTTCCAACTATATCTTTGACAACGGTCAGAGAGAAGAGTTCTGTGATTTTGGAAGAATTAGAAGAAAGTCTGGTGTTTCCGAACCAACGAGAAGACTAAGAATTATTTACGACAATTTCTCAACTGATGAAAGCACTGGAACTGTAGAATCAATTAACAGTTACAATTCCCTTGATTATAGCAATGATATTCCAGTGAATATTGGAAGAAGAGCATCAGATCATATTGATCTGAGACCAAGAGTTAATCCATATAACACTAGTTCTACTGATTCACCATTTTCTTTTGCATCTAGATCATTTACTAATTCAAGGTCTGAAACTGCTGTTACTGACAAGACTATTATTTTAGATTATGCTTATTATCTTGGAAGAATTGATAGATTGTACTTGACAAAAGAAGGAGTATTTGAAATCAAACAGGGTGAACCATCTGAGTATCCTAAGGCACCTGTATCAAATAATGAAGGTTTTGAAGTTGGCATCCTTTCCTCAGAACCATATGTGTATGATGCAGCATTTGATGTATCCATCAAGATGGTTCCACATAAGAGATTTACCATGAAAGATATTGGTAGTCTTGAGAACAGAATTAAAAATCTTGAGGAGTATACAACTCTTTCTTTACTTGAAACTGATACTAAGAATCTTTCCATCAAGGATCCTAACACAGGACTGGACAAGTTTAAGTCTGGATTCTTTGTAGACAACTTCAGAAGTCACGATAGTCATAATTTAACTGGTGAGTCTTTCTTTGATATTGACTTGGTACGTGGCGAGTGTCGTCCTCGTTCCACAGAAAGAAATGTTCCCCTGCAGTTTGAGACTAAATCAACAGCAGCAGATCCAGTAAATGCTGACTATCGTTGGGCAGAAGACTTTGCTGATGCAAATGCTACCAGAAATGGTACTGGTCTAACTCTGAACTTTACTGAGGTGATGTTTGTTGATCAACCTCTTGCAACTAGAACAGAAAACCTTAATCCATTCCATATTGCACTTTATGCCGGTGCTCTTGAACTGACTCCTGCTACAGATTTCTGGATTGAAGAAGTCATTCTTCCAACTCCTGATATTGTAAAAGTAGATTCTGTATTTAATGGAATGGCAGATCTTCTTGGTGTTGAAGATCGTGAAAATGGTGGTATGTCAGCAAGTTACTGGAACTCTGTTGAGCAAACTTGGACTGGTAGACAAACACTCAGAGATGAAGTTCTGGAGGAAAGAGAAACTGGAAGAAGGAGAATTGGTAGAAGAACACAAAGAGGAAGAGGTATCCGTCAAGTCACAACTGACCGCGTAACTTTCGAACAAGATAGACTGAGAACAACTCTTGAAACCGGAACAGAAAGAACATTTGGATTTGAATTGACCGCTGGTGAAGATAATATCAGTCTCGGTGATAGAGTTATCGGTGTTGATATTATACACAACTGTCGTACCCGAAATCTGCAAGTTCATGGTAAGAGATTAAAACCAAATACCAGATACTATGTCTTTATGGAAGACGTAGATATGAATGAATATGCGACTCCTAAGCAACTCCCAATCTCTATGACTAGAGGTTCATTCAAGACTGGAGATATTGTTGACAGTCTCGGTGGATTTGTTTCTGGAAGTGCAAGCATCAGATTCCGTCTTGCACAACATAATCATGAAGTTGGTCCCTTTAATGCTCCAACTAAAACTGTATCTTCTTTGAGTTCTTCTTACTCAGGAACATCTAATACTTTAAATCTCGATCTCCCTGGTCTTGCTGGTCAAATTAGACCTGACCACCTTGGTTATGTCAAGAAAGGAATGGTTCTTGTTAATCTTTCTGGAACTGCTGAAGCAAAAGTAACTGGTACAGATCTCATCACAGATGAGAAAGGTGAATTACAGTTCTCATTACACATTCCAGATCCTAAGATTGCTGCTAATCCCAAATTTACCACTGGATCTAATACAATCAGATTAACAACAGTTGCTAGTAATCCAAGTAATCTTGATCCTGGTGAAAGTTCTGCTGAAACTGAATATCAAGCAACTGGATATGCTGCTAATGTTCAGGAACAAACTTTATCAATTAAAACTGCACAAGTAGAAAGAAAGCAGATTGGTCAAGATCAACCTGCTAGAAGAATTACTCAAGACTTTAGAACTGAGACAGTTCAGAGAACTGAAGAAACCTTCGGTCCTTGGTATGATCCCCTTGCACAGTCGTTCTTAGTTGATACTGATGAAACTTCTGATGGTGTATTCATTACTGGTGGAGACTTATTCTTCAAGACTAAGGATAATACTATACCAGTAACAGTTCAAATTAGAACTATGAGAGATGGTACTCCAACAACAACTGTTGTGCCATTTGGTCAAGTAAATATCGAACCACCTGATGTAAATCTTTCTGATGATGGTAGTGTTGCAACTAACTTTAAGTTTGATACTCCAGTCTATCTTCAGTCTGGATATGAATATGCGCTTGTTCTGATTGCTCCCACAGAGAAGTATCTAACCTTTATCACCAGAATGGGTGAGGAAGATCTGTTACTCAAGGCAATTTACAACAAGCAACCATATCTTGGTTCACTGTTCAAGTCACAGAACCAGTCAACCTGGACTCCAAGTCAGTTGGAAGACCTTAAGTTCAAACTCAATAAAGCAAAGTTTGTTACTAACACTCCAACTTCTGTTACTTTCTACAACACTGAGTTACCAGTTGGGCAGATTAGAAAAAACAACCCAGTTACTGTATTCTCTAAGAGATTATCTATTGGTATTGCTAATACAACTGATGCATATGTAGTTGGTAATGAAATTAGACAAGGAGATAATAATGGTAAAATCTTTGCGAGTGGTGGTCCATTAAAGACTGATACTCTTGCTCTTGTTCAACCAACTGCTGGTGTTGGTTTAACAAATGGAACATTTACTGGAATCGGATTCACAACTCTTACCGGATTTGGTAGTTCTTGCGTAGCAACAGTTAACGTTTCTGGCGGTGCAGTTAATACTATCACAGTTACCAATGGTGGTTCTGGATATCAAGTTGGTGATCTTTTGTTGATGAACCAACTTGGTGCAACTGGAAGCGGAGTTAGAGTTAATGTTGGTGTATCAACAATGACCAATTTATTAATTGTTGACGATGTTGTTGATAATATTGTCACTGGAACTGGATATACTTATTACAACAGTGCTGGTGTTGGTGCAAATAAACCTGCTCCTCAATTTGTTAACGCTGACCCAATTAGAGATGGCGTAACTATGCTGTTTGATCATCATAATCATGGTATGCACTCAAGTACAAACAAACTTAGAGTATACAATGTTGAAAGTGATGTTAAACCTACAACCCTGAGTGCATCTATTGATGATGATACTACAGTTATTAAGGTGGCAGATGGATCAGCATTTGCTACATTTGAAGGAGCAACAGTTGGTGCTGCTAATACGGGTTATCTGAAGATTGACAAAGAAATCATTTCTTATGAAACAATTTCTGGAAATGATATTACAATTAAAAATAGAGTAGTTGACTCGAGTCTTAAGTCCAATCATGCTCAAAATGCAAATGTATTTAAGTATGAAGTTAGTGGAGTTTCCCTTCTCAAAGTTAATAAAGAACACAATATTGACCCAAGAGAAAAAACATTTAATAGTTATCATGTAAAACTTTCAGATACTACTAAATCATTCAATTCAACTAGACCAGTTGGTGGAAAGAATGTTGAAGTTTCTCAAAATATACCATTTGAATATATTAACCCTAACTTCAATATGATTAATCCTTCAGGGACATCAATTACTGCAAATATTAAGACAACTTCTGGAACAAGTTTAAGTGGTTCTGAGGCATCATTTAATGATCTCGGAATGGAAAGTGTTACATTCAATAAATTGAATCGTCTTGATAGTCCAAGAATTGTTGCATCAAAGGTTAATGAATCTGGTCTTCTTGGTGGAGCAAAATCATTTGCACTTGAAATGATAATGTCAACTACTAATGAAGATGTTTCTCCTATGGTTGATCTTGATACTACTAATATAATTGTGGTTAGCAACCTTGTTGACAGTAAAGTCAGCAATTTTGAAACTGATAGTAGAGTTAAAGTTCCTGGATTTGATCCAAACTCTGGAATATATGAAACCAAAAAAATTGATCTTGAATTTGCATCTAATTCACTACTTGTACAATTTGATGGTCATAGAGAAGAGCAGTCTAATTTCCGTGTCTTCTATAAACTCTTTAGAAAAGATGGAAATGATTCTCAACAGACATATATTCCATTCAATACCAACGGACTTCCAGATAAAACTGTAAATCCAAATGAGACTGAAAATGGATTTAGTGAGTATAAATTTACTGCTGAAAATACACCACAGTTCAATGGTTTTATGATTAAAGTCGTGATGACCGCAACAAATCAGGCACAAGCACCTAGGTTTAAAAACTTTAGAGCAATTGCACTCAGAGCATTCGAAGCAGATGACTGATTATCTAAAGGTTGAATCGGACACATCTCTTTATAGAGATGTAAAAACTAACGCCATTGTCAATCAGAATAAAAGTGAATTTGACAAATTTATGAAACTTTCTGAAAAAAGATACAAAGAAAAGATGGAGATGAAAAAGTTGAAAGATGATGTGGATGATATGAAATCAGATATAGAGGAGATTAAAAATCTTCTTATATCCATTGTGAAAAAATGATTTATAAATACCAGTAGATAGATCCTATAACCGATTGTAATAATGGCAGCATATGTAAGCAACATTGTAATAGAAAGTGGCGCTAACTTTGATCAGTCATTCAATCTTGAAAATAGTGCTAACGCACCATTAAATTTAACAGGTTATAGCGGTGCTTCTATGTTAAAGAAACATCCTGCTTCTTTAACTACCGCTGCGTCTTTCAGTGTCTCGTTTCCCAACAGAACACAAGGACAACTGAGAATATCTCTAGGATCAACAGTGACTAGTAATTTAAAACCAGGTAGATATGTTTATGACATTCTACTAAGTGACGCTTCAGCAATGAAAACTAGAGTAGTTGAAGGTAGTGCAATCGTCACTGCCGGAGTAACCACGAGTTAAAACATATGTCAGACATTAAAGTCAGAGTTGGTTCACAAAATGCGATTAAGGTTCTATCCTCGTTTGCCGGGGGTGGAGGAACCTTAGGTGGTTTAAGTGATGTTGACATTTCAGGTGGACTACAGAACGGAATGGTTCTAGTCTACAATTCTTCCGCTGCGAAGTGGGAAGCAACTTTAGAACTAACGCCTGGAGCAACCCAGAACTTGGACATCAATGGAGGAAATTTCTAAGCCATGGCAAGTATTATAAGAGTAAAAAGATCTACGGGCACTGGCGCTCCAGGTAGTCTTAATTTTGGTGAACTTGGTCTTACCGTTGGAGTAGGCACTCACGGTAATAAAGGTGGCAGACTGTTTGCTGGAGATAACGCACAGAACGCTCAAGTAGTCGGTGGTAGATATTACACCGATTTATTAAGTATTGCACCTGGTCTTGTTGCCGGTCAACAAAACCCAACTACAGCAGCGAATGGTTTTGTTGCTATTGTTGACCAAAACCGAAAGGTTGATCAGTGGAACGTAGATAATCTAAGATTAGATACAAATACATTATCGTCTACAGATACTGATGGTGATATTATCTTTGATCCTAATGGATCTGGTGAGATTGTCATCCCTGACGACACATTCCTTACTTTTGGTACGAGTAAGGATGCTAAGATTGAATATGATGAAGATGGTACAAATTCTGTCGTAGTTACTGGTGCTGCCTGGCAGTGGAATTCTCCTCAGACATTTGGTAATGTTGGAATTTCTTCTAATGTAATTTCAACCAAATCTGGTGGTGGTAATCAGTTATTCATTGACCCATATCCTGATGGTCTGAGTAACGAAGGTACTGTTGTTATTAAAGGTGACCTTCAAGTTGATGGAACTACCACTACTGTTAACTCGAATAATGTTACTGTTAATGATGCTATTTTCGCTATTGGCGATGTAACAAGCATCAGAACAGTCATGGCACCAGTTACATCTGGTGTATCTACTGTTACTTTAGACTCTGTTGTTGGTATCAATACTGGTGACCAACTGGCAGCAACAGGAATTGATGCTTCTGGTATTGGTACAGTAACAGCATATAACACATCAACAAAAGTTGTAACATATACCGGAACTGCTACCGGAGTTACAACCACTACACAAGTAACTGTAACTCACGCATTTGATACCAATACCGATCGTGGTGTTTCATTCCAGTATAACACTAGCAGTGGAACTGGTAATAATAAAGTTGGTTTCTTTGGTTACAATGATAGTGCTGGTGAGGGAAGTTCTGCTCCAGCAAGAGCATTTACATATATTCCTGACGCCACTGTATCTGGAAGTGTTGTAACTGGAACCAGAGGTAATCTTGATATCAAGGGTATCTACTATCAGACAGGAGACTATAATACACACGGTGTTGTATTCTTTGATGTCAATGGTTTACAGACATCTACTAATAATCCAACAGATGCAGTAAATACAAGAACTTCTACACAGATCTTGACTGCTGTTACTGAGATTACAATTGCTTTACCATCTGGACAAACAATTGCCCAAGATGCATTAGTAACTCAACAGAATAACAGCACTGCTTTTGGTGTTTGTAAAACCTCAATCAGTGGAGGGACAACTCTTACACTTATTGGTGTTCAAGGAACATTTGACACCACAAATGATTTGGTAGTAGATGGTGCTAGTATTTCCGTTTCACCAAACACGGTAACTACCGTGTACACTAACAAACCAATCTGGACAAATACACTCGATGGAGGAACTTTCTAAACCATGAACCAAGATGTTGACGTGAATATTTTGATTAAAAATTATCATTCTAAAATATCATCTTTAATGAATCAAAATATTCTTCTAGAATCTAAACTTGAGTCTTTAACAAAAGACTATATTGAATTGCAAGAAAAAATTAAAATACCAGATAAATATCAGGAAGCAGGTATCGAGGAATGAGTAAACCATCGACCAGACAGGAATTGATTGATTATTCTCTTAGGAGATTGGGATATCCTGTATTGGAAATTAATGTGGATGATGATCAAATTGACGATTTAGTTGATGATGCAATTCAAAAATTCCAAGACTTTCATTATGATGGTATTCAGAGAGTATTTTTAAAGCATAAAGTTACAGAAGCAGAAAAAGATATAATAAAGGCAGGCATTACTACTACGACAGCAACTTCCAGTGTTGGTGTTGCATCTGTGGGTTGGGATGAGGGTCAAAACTTTCTTCAACTTCCAGAGCATGTCATTGGAATTAATAAAGTTTTTAAGATGGACAATAGCACCATTTCAAGTGGTCTGTTTAACATCAAGTATCAATTGTTCCTAAATGATCTTTATTATTATGGAGCACTTGACCTATTGAACTTTACAATGACTAAGACATATCTTGAGGATCTTAGTAGAATAATTACACCAGATGTACAATTGAGATTTAACCGGAAGCAAGGTAGATTGTATATTGATATTGACTGGAACTCGTTTACAGATGATAATTATATTGTACTTGACTGTTATAGATTAGTTGATCCTTCTGATGCGGCACTAGTCTACAATGACTCTTGGTTAAAGAAATATACCACTGCATTAATTAAGAAACAGTGGGGACAGAATTTGATAAAATTCCAAGGTGTATCTCTTCCTGGTGGAGTTCAGTTAAACGGAAGACAATTATATGATGATGCAATAGCAGAGATAGAACAATATGAAAAAGAACTCAGAGATACATATGAGGAACCACCTCTCGATCTGATAGGTTGAT